AGGCCGGCGAATGGCGCGAAGGGCTTCTTCGTGATGAAGCAGGACGCCTCCGCCGGCCTTATGCCCGCCGACATGGTCCGCGACCTCATCGCCAAGACGTCACCCGAGGAGGCCCCCGTGCCCCAACTAGCCGAGGCCGGGGAGGCGACTCTCCCTAACGGCATAGTCATCAAGGGCTCCCCGGCTGCGATGGCCGCGTTTATCCACGCGGCGAACGTGCGCAAGGCGGAAGAGCCTGAGCCTGACGGCAAGGCCGCTGCCGTGACCGACCCGGAAGCCGCCGCGATCGCAAAGGCCCTCGCCGAGTACGAGGCCGTGATCAAGGCGAAGTACGACGCCGACGACCTCAAGCGGATGGCCGCCAACGGCGAGGCGATGAAGGACGAGTCCTACCCGGTCGGGGACGCGGACGACCTCGGCAAGGCGATTCACGCCGTAGGCCGCGGCGGCGCTGCCCACGACGGCATCAGGCGCCACGTCATCACCAGGGCGAAGGCACTCGGCAAGTCCTCGATGATCCCCGACAACTGGAACTCTGACGGCTCCCTCAAGGGCGACGTCGCCAAGGAGGCTGACGTGCCCCAGGCCGTTGCCAAGGACATGATGGACGCCGCCGGGGACGCCATGGCCCTCGATGACGGCACGGACGGCATGGACCCCGCGGTCCCCCTCGCCGCCCCGGGTGACGAGACGGACATCCCCGGCGACCCGACCGACCCCGGCTCCCCGGCGTGGGAGGCGATCGACGCCGCGACCGCCCAGAAGTGGCTGAGCATCGCCGCCCGCCTCAAGAACGCGCTGTGCCTGCTCGCCGAGCGGGAGATGCTCGAAGCGGCCTCCGCCGACCCGGACGACGCGGAGAACGCGTGGAACCTCCAGGACGCCGCGTGCGCCGTCGACTTCGCGATCGAGCAGCTTGCCGTGTTCGCCTCCGGTGAGCAGGCCGAGGCTGAGATCGGCGCGGAGATGGCGGAGATGTGCAAGGCCATCGCCGGGTGCGACCCCGCGTCCCTCGCCGTTCTCGAGAGCCTCGCCCCCGCGTCCGTCGCCGTCCGCAAGGCCGGGCGGGTCCTGTCGTCCGCGAACGAGGCGAAGCTCCGCTCCGCCGCCCAGGCGATCGGCGAGGTGCTCTCCTCGCTGCCGCAGGCGCCCGATGGCGTCGCCAAGTCAAAGGAGGCCCCCGTGCCTGAAGTCAAGGACCAGGCGGCGGAGGTCGCCAAGGAAGCAACCCCGGAGGCGCAGGCCGCCGACGCGGGGCCTGTCAGCGCCGGCGGGACGACCGGCATGGGCGACGTGCGCGAGACCGGCCCGGCCGCCGCGCTGCCCGCAGACGGCCCGCAGGCGCCGCTTCCCGGCGACGTGGCCGACCGCGCGGTGGTCAAGTCCGCGCGCCTCCCGGTGGTCGTCTACGACCGCGCGGGACGCCAGTGCATCACCCGCCCGGACGCGATCCGCCAGCCGGTCGCCAAGGCCGACGACGGGGACGCCGAGAAGCCGAAGATGCAGGCCGTGTTCGACCAGGACGGCGACCTGATCGGCGTGGTCGACCCGGACGCCATCACCCCGGTAGCGGGCGCGGCGGCCGCTCCGGCGGCCGACCCCGGCGAGGCGACCCCCGCTCCGCCCGCAGACGACACGCAGCCCCAGCCGCCAGCGGACGCTGGCACTCCGGCCGACGCGGTGGGCAAGGCCGCGGACGAGAACGTGATCACTATCGGCAGGGACGTGCTCAAGGGCATCGCCCAGGAAGCAGCCCGCGACGCCCTCGAAGCTCAGGGCGCGGCTCACCAGGAGGTCGTGGCCAAGATGGCCGCTGACAACGGTGAGCTGCGAGAGGAGCTGAAGGTCGTCAAGGAGCGCCTGGTGACGGTGGAGAACAGCCCAGCCGCGCCGGGAGTGTTCACCAACGGGGCGGTGCCGCCGAAGGACGCGCGCCCGATGCCCTCGCAGGGCCAGCTCCGCGGGCAGGACCAGGGCTCCCAGGTGGTCGACCTGGCCAAGTCCGCCGAGATCCGCAAGCAGTTCCTCACGGCCGACCCGGCGGAGCAGAACCGCCTCGCCAACGAGATGCAGCGGAACGCCATCGCGACCCTCGCGGTGATCCACGGCACGCCCGTGCCCGCGTAGCCCGCCCCTTACCAGCAACCCCCGAGGCCCCTCCCGCGCAGCGCGGCAGGGGCCTTCGTCATGCCCCGAGATCGGAGGCAGTTATGACCTCGCAGCAGGAAGTCACCGAGGAGACCCTCGCCGCGTTCGACGCCATTGCCAAGGCGCAGACCAGCGGAATCACCAGCAACACCGGCATTACCAGCTACGACCTGTCCGGCCTTGTGTCGCAGGTGCCCGTCGTGACGCCCATGCGGGACCTCACGGCCCGCGAAAAGTCACAAGAGGGCTCGAAGTTCGCGATCTGGCGCGCGATCATGAACGCCAACAACCTCCAGCCCGACCCCGCGATCCCGCTCGACTACGCGGCGAGCGAGATCCAGATGATCGAGCAGGACTTCCAGGCGGCCTACAAGGGCATCGGCTACGCCGGGTTCGTCACCCAGGACGCCTACGACCTGGCCATCGGCTACGCGGACCCGTACGCGGTTGAGACGTTCAACGTGCTCAACCAGGTGCTGATCGCCGACGACCGCAAGCTCATCGGCGCCCAGTCGTTCGCGCTGGCCCGGCCCGGCCAGCCGACGCTGACCCAGCACATCACGGGCGGCACGATCCCCGCGTCCACCCTCGTGTACGTCGGCGTGGCCGCCCGCACCGGCTCCGGCTGGTTCTACGGCACCGGCAACAGCCAGGGCAACAGCAACAGCGGCACCTCCACGTCCGGGCAGAACACCGACTCCGTTTCCGCCGTGGTCGGCTCGGTCCGCGGCGCGGTTGCCTACGACTGGTTCCAGAGTGCCGACGGGAGCACCTGGTACTACTACACGACCACGACCACGAACACGGTCACCATGACCAAGGTCATCACCGCCAACCAGGCCGTCCCGTCCGGCTCCGCGTGGCCTGACCTCACCACGAACTGGAAGGGCGTAGCGAGCACCGCGCCGACCTTCAACAGCTCGGCGGACAACGGGTCGGCGAACGCCGCCGACTACGACGGCCTGCTCGCGTCGCTGTCCGGCGACTACAACGGCACCGGCCAGTGGGTCACCACGGGCACCGCCACCGGCAACCCGTCGGTCAGCAACAGCCTCGACGGCGCGGCCCTCACCCTGTCCGGCGGCTCGGTCAACGAGATCGAGGAGTACCTCTTCCTCCCGCTCTGGAACCAGGTCAAGTGCTCGCCCACGGCGCTGATGATGAACGCCGCGCAGGCGCAGGAGATCGCCAACCTGGTGCTCGGCAGCTCCAGCGCGACCACCTTCCTGAACACGGACGCCAGCGGCCGCATCAACGTCACCGCGGGCGGCAAGGTCGGCCAGGTCGTCAACGCCCCCGCGGGCGGCGTCACCGTGCCCATCGAGGTCCACGTCTCACTGCCGCCCGGCACCATCGTGGCGCGCACCGACAGGGTCCCGTTCCCGCAGGCGAACATCTCCTCGGTGATTGCCTTCCGCACGCTGCGCGACATGTCGCAGTTCGACTACGGGGTCAGCCGGATTGCCAACACCGCAGGCGGTGGCCCACGCCGCGAGTTCGAGGTCAAGTCACTGGGCGCATTCGTGAACCGCGCACCTGTGGCCATGGCATGCATTCAGAACGCCGCGTAGCCTGACCTGCTGATTTACCAGTAAGGCCAGGCGTTGAATTTGACCGGTAAATGGCCGCCCTGTAGTTCTGCTCCGTACAGGGCGGCCATTTACGAAATCCATTCAAGGAGAAATCAGTGCGCCTTTACTCGCGCATGAACGCTTCCGCCGTGGACGATCCCGAGCACGGCCACTTCGAGCCGGGCGAGGACGGCGGCTTCGACTTCCCCGACGACCTGTCGGACCGCCTGCTCAGGTTCCATCACCGCGGGAAGCCCGCGTGGGAGGCCGACGAGCAGCGCGCCCTGCGCATGCACGGCGAGGAGATGGCCCGCCGCCGGGACCCGGAGTCGCTTTACACGGCGGTGGCCGGCATCTCGGACCTGACGAGGCAGCTCGCCGCGCTCCAGCTTGGCAACGCCCCGGCCGACGCCCTGCCGCCGGAGGTGTCCGCGGAGCTTGACGCGCTGCGCAAGCAGGTCGCCACGCTCCAGGGGGCCGTTCCGCCCGCGCCTGCTGAGGGCGCCCCCGAGGGCGGCGAGCCCCCGGAGAAGCCCGCGGCAAGGCGCAAGCCCCCGGCCGCCAGGGACGCTGCGGCCGGGTAGGCCGCCCCCGAACTCCCGGCCTTCGCACGGCAACCGCCTGCGGGGGCTTTCCGCATGCCCAGTCCGCGCGGACCGGCCGCGCCGTCCCCCCGGAGGTAACGAATGCCCAGCCCAGTCCTGGCCGGCGGCAACGAAGGCCCCATGTCCGCAGAGTCGGCCAGCAACCCGGCCGTCTTCGCCGGCGTGATCACCGCCCAGTCCGGCATCAGCACGCAGGCGATCCCGGCCGGCTACCTCGGCCAGTCGGTCAGCCCGGACGCCCTCTCGGCGACCGCCGTGACCCTGACGACCGCCTACGGGTACCTGACGAGGGTCTTCATCCCGGTGTCGGGTACCTCCACCTACCTGGACGTGGTCTTCACCGCGTACGGCTCGCCGTCCAACGCGGTCTGGGGCCTGTACACGGGCTCGGGGGTAAACCCGGTCGCCTACACCGCCGAGTCCCACGCGAGCATCACCGGCAACGGCCTGACCTCGATCCCGTGGGTGTCGCCCGTAGCCCTCAGCGCCGGGATCTACTACGTCTACCAGGAGTACACGGCGACCACGCCGTCAATGCCGGGCGTGACCGCGTCGTCCACGGGGTCTGTCGGGGCGACCATCCTGAACCCGAACTGCTCGCTGTCCGCTACCGTCCCGACGCTGAACGCTGCGTCGCTGTCGTCGGGCGCCCCGACGACGATCGGCTCCACGACCCAGCTGACGTGGGGTACCGCGTGGGCGCTATCGGCTAGCAAGCTGTGGTACGGAATCCGGTAAAAACCGGCGCGTACCGGCACGTAGCCAGGCATTAGCCGGTAGAATGTTCGAGGGCTCCGCCGGCGATTCCAGCCGCCGGGCGATGATCCCGGTCTCTTCGTCGCTCACGGCGCAACCTCCACGATGAACCCGTTCGCAACGGGGACGCGGCGCAACGCCCCGCTCGTGTCGCGTGCCTCGCTGTCGCTGACGAACGCGCTGCCGCCGAGCCTTCGCAGGAGAGCCCCGGTGACAATGCCGGCGTCGCGTTTCTCGCGCCGGAGCTCGGCCTGCAGCGACGTCACTTCCTGAACCCACTCCAGCAGCGAGTGGGTTTCGACGTGCGCCCTGAGGACGCCCTCGGCGTTCGCGAAGTGAGCGGCCAGCAGGGCGGACGGGTTGGCGTAAAGGTCAGGAAGTTCCGAGTCCGGCGCGTCCCAGGTCCACTTGCAGGGGCCAATCGGGCACGCGTACCTGTTCGTCATCGTCACCCGCCCCATATTGGCGCAAGCCGGGACGGGGCGGTGACGGCAGGTGCTTGGGACTCCGTACGTGTTGCCCGACACCCTGACTCAGTCCTCCACGGGCGTCAGCTGGAACCTCGTCATCGACCCCGATTCCACGAGCGCCGAACTGCAGGCTGCCTTGGTCTCGATCTGCTGGCGGGCTACGTCACGGGTGGATACCTACTGCCACCAGCCGCTGCGCGCGACCGTCGACACCGAGTACCTGAACGGCCCCGGCCTGCCCAGGTGCAACGTGGACCCGAGTACCGGCAACGGCGTGCTGAACATGAAGCGCTGGCCGGTGACGGACGTGCTCGCCATCCAGCTCTCGCCGAGCCGGTCCTTTCCCCGCGTGTGGACTCAAGTCCCCCCGGGGAACTGGGACATCCGCCACCCGCTCCTGTTCTCGGGCGACGCTGCCTCGGGCACGGCACCGGACGGCGGATGGACGATCGACGTGGCCCCCGGCTACATCGGGTGCAGCCCCTACGGGCGCACGCCGACCGGCGGCTTCACGGGCGGAGGCGGCCGCGGCAGCCAGCGGGTGCAGGTCTGCTACGGCAACGGCTGGCCGCACACGTCGCTCACCGCAGACGCCAGCAAGGGCGACACGGTCCTCGACGTGGACGACGTGACCGGCTGGCCGCTGGCCTCCGGGTTCGCCTACGACGGTTCGGGAACCGAGCCGGTGACCGCGGAGTCGGTCTCGGCGACATCGCCCTTCATCCTGCCGAACGGCGCGGGAACGGCGCAGGCGGGACCGGGCACCATCACCCTTACCGCGCCCCTGGCGTTCGATCACCAGCAGGGGACGCTGATCTCGGCGCTCCCCGCCACGGCCATTGAGGCGTCGGTCTACGCGGGCTGCCTCCAGGCACTCGATGCCGGAATCGACGCGATAGCCGTGCAGGACATGTCGGGGCAGCGGGTGTCGTCGTCGCAGGCGTCCAAGGACATCGAGACGGAGTTCAAGTCGCTGCTCGAGAACTTCCGCAGGGTGATGTGAGCGCCTGATGCTAGACAGCCTGCAGCTCTACGGCAAGGGCCTGCTCGACGGCCTCGGTATGCCCGCCGGCGTTCCCGGGCCGCTGACAGCCTGGATTACCCCGCCCGTCGTGGAGAAGATGTCCGCGCCGCGCGCCTACGTGTGGGGCGGCAGGCTGAAGGGCCGCCGGCAGACCGCGCCCCGCGGGCCCGGCTTCATGAGGCTCGACTGGACCCTGGACGTCTACGTCGCCTACATGTCAACGCCGGCCGTGGCCATGGCCGAGGAGCCGTTCCCCAAGATCACGGACGCGGTACTGAAGGTCTTCATGACTACCGTGATGCCGCTCTTCATTGACGCGGCCGGCCGTCCCATGGGACCGAACCAGGTCAACGAGACGGACACGCAGATCCAGGGCATCGGCGAGTCGTTCGACGGCGACTACCCGCCCGAGCGGAGCGTCGCGGGCCCCCGGATGCTCTGGTACGTACAGCGTTTCGGGATTGATGTCGTGGAGGTGGTCCAGGCGTGACCATGACGATGACGGTCTCCGGCGCCGACCGGAGCATCAAGTTCGACTGGGAAGCCGCCACCGGCGCGTGGGCCGCGAGCGTCGCCCCCATGGCAGAGGCCGTCATGAAGGCCCGCGCGCCGTTCAAGACCGGCAAGCTGCGGCAGGGCATCGGCTCCCGCACCGAGGCGTCCGATGGCGTGACCCAGGTGATCCTCTACGGGGTCGCCTCCTACCTGCCTTACGTCCTCGGCGGGACGGGCCCGCACGTGATCACGGCGCGCAACGCCCAGGCGCTTCGGTGGATGGGCTCTGGCGGCATCGGGGTCAGCTTCGCGAAGAGCGTCAACCACCCCGGGACGAAGGCGAACGACTTCCCCGCGGAGGCGATGGAAGTCGTTACCCCGGCGATCCTTTCCCGGTTCACCGAGGCAGTGCAGGAGGCGACCGTCATTGACTAGCGACCCGTTCCGGCTCCGCTATACCGGCGAGCAGGCCGCTACGTTCCAGCAGCCCGGCGTCGGGCACGTCGAGCCAGGCGGGGAGTTCGGCGTGCCCCCCGAGGCGCTGGTGTCGTTCATGCGGCGCCGTGACATCGAGCACGCCGGGGAGTGCCCTCAGCCCCCGTGCCGGTGCGGCGAGGAGCCCGAAGGGCCGCGCGAGCATCCCGGCTTCGGCGAGCCGATGACGGCCGTTGAGCACCCGGCAGACGGGACGATGTCGCCTGCCATCAGCAACGACGGCGCCCCGCGCGGGCGTTCCAAGGCAGGGAAAGGCCAGGATGAAGCGCACGGGTGAGTTCCGCAACGGCAACGCCTTCAGCGTCCGCCTGAACGCCGAGGAGGCGCGTGAGGTCCGCTGGGCGGCTGGCGAGTCCGGCAGGGCGGTGTCGGAACTGCTGCGCCAGGGGCTCCGTCCGGTGCTCGCATGGATCCGCGCTGAGTGGTACGAGAAGCACGGCAGCGAGGACGACTGGGAGGTAGTCGCCGTTGAGGCTGGCGCGCGCCGGGAGATGCGCTCGTCCTTCGGCGTGACCCTCACCGGCGGTCAGGTGCTCGACATCGCGCAGGCCGCCGAGGCGTGCGGGATCGGGATCAGCGCCTACCTGCGGGAGGCGGGGCTCGCGCTCGCTGCCGCCCAGCGCGGCGGCGGTACCGCCCGATGCGGGCACCTGTCGATGTCCGGCGTCACTGCGGCAGAGTGCACCACCTGCGGGCCGCTGGCGGTCTCGCTGACGGTCAGCGCGCCGCTTGCCCGCTAGCCTTCAGCCGGAGCGGAACCTGTAGTCCAGCGACTGCCCGCGCCCCGTCACGGTAACCCCGGTGATCACCAGATCGACCGTGTCACCTGGCGCGCCGGGGGCGTAGAAGCTCAGGACAACCGGCTTGCCCGGGTCGACCCACGGGGACGACAGGTCGTGGATCAGGTGCCGGACGGTCGGCTCCTGCTCGTCGTTGTACTCGGGGCAGCAGCTCACGGCACCTCCGGTCTCGCGAACATGTCAACGTCAGGGCCGGCCCTGACCTCGTCGCTGCGCTTCTTCGCCGCCTCCCAGTCCCGGCCGAACCGCTCCGCGCGGATGTCGTACTTGCTGAACGACCGGCCCTCGCGCAGGTCCCGGGATCCCAGGTCCTCCAGCGGGACGGCGAGGACCTCGCCCTTCTCCCACGGCCAGTAGGCGACGCAGCTGCCCTGTCCGCGGCCGGCCGTTATCACGGCGAACTCAAGCTCTGCCGGGTCCAGGTCGTCATCGTCGGCCGCGACACGCAGCAGCCGGAGAAGGAACTCGCGTTCCCGTTGCCGCTCCAGCTCCCGCATCATGCGGGCCGCCGCGCCTTGCGTGGTGGCGGACTCGGGCCACCACGTCCCGGGCGGCGCCTCCGGCATCGGCACAGCGTCAGGCCCGCGCACCTCGTACTCGTGCTGGCTGCCGTCCTCGAAGTCAACCCGGACGGCAATGCGGATCGGGATGCTCACGGCTTCCATTCTGGCTTGTACTCAGGGTGCCCCGCGTACCGCGCCGCCCTTATCCGTGCGGTGCGGCAGGGGACTTCCTCACGGCAGGCCGGGCACTCGTTCGGCTCGTCCCTGATCCACCGCTCGTTGCTGCCGTGACCCTCCCAGTGCCCGTGGCGCAGTTCCCCCGGGTCGTCTTCCTCGTCGTGCAGTTCCAGGAGCTCCCGGTCGGCCGCGATGTCGGCCAGCGTGCGCTCCGGGGCGCCGGGCGGCAGGAGCCCGTTCTCGGGCCAGCGGAGGAACTCGGCGCGCGCTGCCGGGTCTGAGAGCACGTTCATCGCCAGTGCGGCGGCGTCCGCCATGTCGCGCGGCGTCGCGTCGCCTGCCCTGCGCTGGCCCGCCTCAGTCATGACGCGGACGAACCGCTCGTCGTCGTCCAGCCGCGCCGCCCAGAACGCAACGAATCCGGTCTCGTTCACCGCGCCATAGTCCCACGCCCCGCCGCGCTCGCGCGGCCCTCAGTCATGCCCGCGAGCGTCTAGGAGGCCAAGTTGTCATATCCGACCATAACTGAACGCTATGGCTCGCTCAGTGCAACAGGATTCGCCAAAGAGACCCAGTTCGGCACGCCTGTCAGCGCCAGCACGTTCCTGCCCATGACCGGCAACACCATGGAAGCCGACCCGGGCTGGTTCTCCCCGGGCCTCATGATGAACACCCGCGACAAGCAGGTCTTCAACATGTACGGCGAGGCGAAGTTCGCCGGCACGGTCGACGGGCCGCTGTTCCCGAGCAACGCCATGGAAGTCCTCGTGGCCGCGATCGGCACCGACGCCGTTACCGGCAGCGCGGTGCCGTACACCCACACGATCTCGCAGGCCAACACCCTCGCCAGCCTGACCGTGGAGAAGAACCTCGGCGGGTACCAGAGCCTCCAGTTCGCGGGCTGCCGGGTCAACAAGCTCACCGTCAAGGCCCCGGTCGGCAACGAGCCGGTGAGCATGACGGCCGACTTCATGGGGCAGTCCGCGGCGGTCCTCACCAGCCCGACCGCGGTCAGCGTCACGAACGAGATCCCGTTCGTCTTCGCCGAGGCGTCGCTGACCTTCGACTCCAACGCCCGCGCTGACATCACGAACTTCACGATGGACATCGAGAATGGCGTCAAGGAGACCTACACCTACTCCGGCCTCCACGGGCCGTCGTTCCTGACCCCCGTGACGGTCATGGTCACCGGGTCGTTCGACGTCGTCTGGTCCTCGCTGAACAACGGCACCTACGGCGACTACACCACGATGCAGAACGGCACGCTCGGGGCGCTGGACATCTCCTTCGCCCACCCGGGCGACGGCGGGTACTCGGTGGCGCTGTCGCTGCCGCAGGTAGCGCTGACAAAGTACGCAAATGATATTAAAACGGACGATGTGATCATGTCCACCGTGACGTACTCCGCGAGCAAGCCCCTCACGGGCGGGAGTCAGTACACCGTCGGGGCCGTTGTAACGAACGGCGTTTCCACAGCATATTAGCTCTTTTCGAACACTAGCCACACTTTACCCCGGAGCCACGCGCCCGGGGCTTCTTCATTTCCGAGCGTGAAAGGCCGTGCATGCCAGGGTTCCTGTCCGCCTACGAGGGGACCGAGACCGTTGACCTCGGCGACGGCTGGTGGGTCAAGGTCAAGAAGTGCCTGTCGTCTACCGAGCTCGGCTGGGCGCAGTCCGCGATGGGCGCGGACAAGCAGCGGGTCGACGGGAACAGCCAGTACGCGGACCTGAACGTGCAGGCGTTCCAGCGGGAGCTCATCGTGCAGAGCCTCGACTCGTGGAACCTCACCGACGCGGACGACGTGCTCCTGCCGCTCGACGCCGGCCCGGTCCCGGTGCGGCACGGGCAGAACCCGTACCCGCCGAACTGCCCCCGCCGCGCCTCGGTCGGCCGGCTGCCCGCCCCGGTGTTCGAGCAGGTCTACGACAAGTGCAACGAGCAGAACGGCACCCGCGGCACCGACGAGGCCGCCCGGTTTCCTGACGAGCCTGTCAGCGGCGATCCGGATGGGGGCGACGGGACCGGAAGTGCTCCAGCAGTTCCTGAGGGAGAGGGAGCTGTGGCAGCAGCTCGGCCTCACCCGCGACGACGCCCGCTCCCGGCCGCACCGCGAGATAACGGACTACCAGCTGATCATTAGCATGCTCCAGCGGGAAGAGGCCGCCAGGCGCAAGCGCGGCAGCTAGCCAAGGGCACCAGGCCGGGGGTGACCCTTGGCCGGAGCTGAGTCGTTCACCGTCCTGGCCATCCTGGAGGCCAGGGACGCGGCCAGCGAGGTCTTCGCGAAGATCGACGAGTCCCTCGGCAAGTTCTCCGACTCGGCGAAGGAAGCGGCGGACACCGCGAAGGCGGCCGGGGACTCAATCGACGACTCCCTGCTGAAGACCGCCTCCGGCGCTGACGCGCTCGACGTGGCCGACGCCCGGGTCGCCGCGGCGTCCGCGCGGGTCTCTGCGGCCATGCGGGAGCAGGCGGTCGCCGAGCAGGCCCTCCTTGACGTCCAGAAGGACGCGGCGGCGGCAGGCGACGAGGACGCGGCCACCCAGGAGCGCCTCATCCTGGTGAACCAGAACCTGACCGCGGCGTCAAGGGAGTCCGCCGCCGCCACGAAGGCCCTGTCGGACACCCAGAAACTGCAGTCCGACACCGCGGTCGCCGCCGCGGCGAAGAACGACGAGGCCGCAGCCGGGACCGCCGCCGTCTCGGACGCCTCGAAGGCCGGCGGGATCAGCCTCGCCTCAATGGGCAAGGTCGCCGGCATTACCGCCCTCGGCCTCGGCGTCGTCGGCGCGGTCGCGGTCAAGGCGGCGGGCAACTTCCAGTCCCTGACCCAGCACCTGGTCACGGACGCGGGCGAGTCCCAGAAGAACCTGGCGATGGTGCGGGCCGGGATCCTGTCGATCTCAACGGCGACCGGCACGTCCGCGACCGACATCACGAACGCGATGTACCACATCGAGTCCGCCGGCATGCACGGGGCCGAGGGGCTCGACGTGGCGAAGGTCGCCGCGGAGGGCGCGAAGGTCGGCGGCGCGGACCTCGACACCGTTTCCAAGACCCTCGTCGGCACGCTCACCGCCTACTACGGCGGCTCGATGAACGCCTCCAACGCGACGCAGCGGTCCACGTCGATGATGGAGCAGCTCATCGCGACGACCGGCTCCGGTGACATGCGCCTGCAGGACCTTGCGTCGTCCCTGTCGACGGTGGCGCCGCTGGCGGCGAAGGCGGGGATCAGCTTCGCCCAGGTGGGCGGCGCGATCGCCACGATGACGAGCCAGGGCATGTCCGCCCGGCAGGCGACGGTGGACCTCGCCCACACCATCACGTCGCTGGAGAACCCGACCACCGTCCAGACGAACGAGATGGCGCAACTCGGCCTGAGCTCGCAGAAGGTCGCCTCGCAGCTCGGGTCGAAGGGCCTGACCGGGACGATCGGGACGCTGACCCAGGCGATCACCAGCCACATGGGCAAGTCCGGCACGGTCATCATGAACGCGTTCAACCAGAGCACGTCCGCCGCCCAGGACGCCCAGCTCATGCTGTCGAAGCTGCCGCCGTCCATCCAGGGCGTCGCGAAGGCGTACCTCGCCGGGTCCACCAGCTACCAGACGTTCAACACGGCCACGAAGGGCGTCGGGCTGCAGGCCCGCACCCTCGCTGACCAGTTCGCCACTACCGCGGGGAAGGCAAAGGGCTTCAACTCCCTGCTCACCTCAGGGCAGCCCGGCGTCCAGACCTACACCGCCGCGCTGGCGAAGATGACCGGCGGGCAAACCGGGTTGAAGACGGCCCTGATGCTGACCGGCGAGAACGCCGGCGTGTTCGCGAAGAACGTCGCGAGCATTTCCAGGCAGGGCAAGGGCGCGGCCGTCATGACCGAGTCCTGGGCGCAGATCCAGGGCACCTTCAACCAGAAGGTCGACGTCGCCAAGACGGCGGTCGAGAACACGGGAATCGCAATCGGCTCGGCCCTGCTGCCAGCCGTGACCGGGCTGTTCTCCGCGATCAGCAAGGTCCTCGTCCCGGTGGCCGAGTGGACCGCGAAGCACCAGAAGCTGACCGAGTACCTGTTCGCCGGGGTCACCGCCCTTGCCGCGACGGTCGCGATGGTCTCCCTGGCGGCCAAGACGTTCAGGGCCGTGAAGTCGGCCGTGAACGACGTAGGCAGCGCCGTCAAGGGCGCCATCGGCCTCCTGCAGAAGATGGGCATCCTCAGCAAGAAGACCTCCGACGACCAGGCGGCGGACGCGAAGAAGGCCGCCGCCGCCCAGGAGCAGGCGTCCGGGGAATCGGCGGCGGCTGCCGAGAAGTCAGCCGGCGAGCAGGAGACTGCCTCCGCCGAGGCGGCCGCCGCCGGGGAGACCGACGCTGCCGAGACCGCGGCCGCGAACGAGACGGCCGCCGCGGAGTCCTCGGGGTCGTGGGTCACCGCCGCCGGGCAGCAGGTCGCCGCCGCGGCCCGGTGGGTCGCCCAGCAGGCCGCGCAGGTCGCCGGGGTCATCGCGAAGAACGTGGCAGGGGCCGCGACGACCCTGGCCAGCTGGGTGGCCACCGGGGCGGGCATGGTGGCACAGGGGGCCGTCTGGGTTGCGCAGACGGCCGTCAAGGTGGCCGCGGTCGTCGCGTCCAACGTCGCGGGGGCCCTGGTCACCGCCGCTGCCTGGGTCGCCGCGAACGCCGTGATGCTCCTCGGGATCGGCCTGATCGTCGCCGCCGTGGTCATCGCGGTCCTGCTGATCGTCAAGTACTGGAAGCAGATCTCGGCAGCGGCGGCCGTCGTGTGGCACGACGTGACCTCGGCGGCGGAGACCGCCGGGCGTGACATAGCCGCCGCGGTCCAGAAGGTGATCGGCTGGGTCAAGTCCAACTGGCCGCTGCTGCTCGCGATCCTGCTCGGCCCGGTCGCCGTGGCGGCGCTGGAGATCGGCAAGCACTGGACGCAGATCAAGGACGGGGCGGCCGGCGTCATCGATGACGTGACCCGGTTCTTCAAGTCGCTCCCCGGCCGGATCACCTCTGCCCTGGGCGACGTCGGCCGGCTGCTGTGGAACGCGGGAGCGTCCATCATCCACGGCCTGGTCAGCGGCATCGAGTCGGCGATAGGCGACGTCGAGAGCACGGTCTCCGGCGTGGCGTCGACGATCAAGTCGTTCCTGCCGTTCTCCCCGGCCAAGCAGGGTCCGCTGAGCGGCTCGGGAGACCCGTCGAACTCCGGCAAGTCGATCGCGTCCAAGCTCGCCCAGGGGATGCTCGCGTCCAAGGGCGTTGTCTCGTCTGCGGCGGGGCAGCTCGCCGCCTCCGTGGCCCTCGGCAAGGGCGGCAGCCTGACCGCGGGAATCGGGTCCACCCTCGCGCTGTCGGCGGCAGGCTCTGCGGGCGCCGGGGGCAGCGGGAGCATAAACCTGACCCTCGACCTCCGGGGCGCAGTCGTCACGTCGCCCGCGGCAATGAACGCGCTGGCCTCGCAGGTCGGTAAAGCGGTCGTGAAACAATTGGCCCCGGCGGGCTATAAGATCCGGACCGTTTAGCGGCCATTCCTTAATTCCGCATTCGCCGTTAATTCCGGCGG